CGCAGTCGGGGCATTCCCATATGAGTATTCGGGTGCCTCTCTCGTTAATGTAACGTCCTTCTATACGACGAGCCAATATGTGAGCGCCACAATCAGGGCAGTCTTGACTTAATCTTTGCAACAACTGACCCATACTATCAACTCAACAATCAATGGCACCCACGAAGTCTGGATGTGTCTTTACATGGTTGTAACATTGTTTGAGTAAGTTGTATTGGTTCTTAGAACCAGCAACATCTAACTCGAAGTTGCCATGAAATGAAGTGATAGCAGATTTGTCAGCCAAGTAATTGGCCTCTGTAGAATAGACAAACCCGCTGTAGATTACATGGAAGGTATCAGTTGGTATTTCTTCGTCATTTGCATCTAACGTGGTGGTTCTCACCTTCTCTATAGTAGTGTGCTTGATTATGCAATAAGCGTCAGGGCAAGTGATGCCGTGTTCTGTAGTGTAACTTATCCTCAGCGCCATCATATCACCGTCTGTGTGTCTGCTGTATGTATTCTGCCTAGGGGGTGGTCTTCAAAGAAGTTTGGTTGCACAGGGTAGTATATTCTGTAACCTGTAGGTGGAGCACTCCCTAGATGAGAAAGCAAATCAGCAGGGAAATCTAACAACGCTTGTCTGTATGCTGCTAATTGACTTCTCTGTATGCTTGCCAAAGCATCATACACTAGAGGTTTGGATTGATACCAATCCACATACTTCTCTAAGAGTTGGTTTCTACCACCTCTCACATTAGCCCACAACTGCTCTGTAGTAGGGGCGGTCTCATTCGTCATTATTGTTGTTCCATCTGGTAGTGTCGCTGTATTCATTTAATCACTCTCTCAAATCAAAGTATGCTATCATTCTAGTCGGTCCACACTGCATGACATAGTTCGCTGCATCAGTGGCTCGTACATTGAATCGGTCACCCGCATCAAACTCTATGCCGAAGTCTTCCTTAATTGATGTAAACACACCACCGCTTGAACCACTTGAGTCGATAGTTTGAGTCTCTCCAGAAAGACCCGTGCCATTTCTGTATACTTGCACCGTGACAGTTTGTGAATCCTCATTACCGCTGTTGGCACAAGCGAAAGCGATTGCCCTCAATGTGCAGTCTTTAGGTAGTGCTATCCCGAAGTCAGAACCACTGCTGTCGTTTGAGGTGTTCCTAGCACCGTTACCGTATGAGATGAAGAACCCATTCGCATTCCCTGCTGCGGCGGTGCTACTGATGTAGTTGTCACTCTCTTCACCGACGACGTTGAATCCTTGGTTGCTTCCGTTAGGGAATGTCACAACACCAGTAGATGCTCCTGTCATCCAAACAGGTGAGCCGTCACCGGATGAGATGGATAGTTGGTCATCACCTGTCGCACTAGAAACATCAGCAGCCCCTATCACAACATTGTTACTGCCTGTGGTGATGTTGTCACCTGCATTTGTTCCCAAGCCGATGTTATTGTTACCGTCATTGACGTTAGCCAAGGCCTGTTCTCCTACAGCGGTGTTGTCGCTACCATCATCGAGGTCGTATAGCGATTGGTAACCAATTGCCGTATTTCTGTGTCCATCAATTACAGCCCCTCTACCTGCTTGATACCCTATCGCCGTGTTGTAAGTCCCACTACCGGCACCACTAGCACACCTTAGGGTTTGATAACCTAGACCTGTATTACCAGTACCTGTAGCATAGTACCCTGATTGTGACCCTATCATTGTGCCATAAGTTCCGGTTTGGTACCCAGCCTGGTATCCCACTGCCACTGTGTGGTCTTGAGTGCTTGGAGTATTACCCCAAAAGAATCCAGCCTCTGCACCGATGGCTGTAGTAAAATCAATGTCCCCACCAAAGAACCCACCAGTGTTTCGACCAACTGCTGTGTTGTAGTTACCTGTGATACTAGCCCCTGCGCTCTTACCAAGTCCTGTGTTATGCGTACCCGTGTTGTTTTGTCCGGATAAACTACCAATGTAAGTACACTCTGCATCGTCAGTGGTAGCATTACCTGCTTGGTAACCAACTGCAGTGAAATTGGTAGCAGAGGTTACCGCTTTCCCAGCATCATATCCTACCGCTACATGGTTACCTACTGTCGATGCTGCACCTAGAGCGTTGGTACCTATTGCGGTGCTGTTACCACCTGTCGAGACAGCGTCCCCTGCTTGACTACCAACGAATACGTTGTTGTCTCCAGTAGTAATTGCTGAGCCTGTTGCATATCCTATTGCTATATTCTTGAAACCTTCTGTGTTCGCCGTTAGTGTGTTGTACCCTACCGCTACGTTCTTTGTCCCATTAGTACCGTTCAATGCGTCTAATGCCCCTATCCCTACCGCTACGTTGTAATCTTGTATGTTAGTTGGTGCACTACCTAAGAACAAAGAGTTAGTATCTGTCTTACCGTCAGATAAATCATTGATTGCAGACGCACCACCTCCTGCATTCGCCTCTACGAACGCTTTGATAGATTGTTGGCTGGCTACTTTAGTTGCGGCATTACTTGCGAAGTCATCTTCATCAAGTATGTCAACAGTTGCAACGAAGCCTAAGTTATTCTGCATATATGTCTGCAATACAGATGTATCCATTCTCTTTAGTGTTCCAGCATCACTTATGACAAACTCATCTGTTGATGCAAGACCGCTTGTTAGAGCAGTTGCTCCTGTGATATCTGATACAGAGAAGTTCATGTCATCAACAACAAAATCCATGTTGTTGTTTGCATCATCATAAGTAACAGAAACCCTAGTCTTAGTGCCGCCAGTTGCCACTAATGCCCCTGCGATATCTTGCACTTGCTCAGTAGATAGTTGAGTATCTGTATTAGTGGTGAAGGTCAGAGCACTCTGCATATAGTCTTGAAGGACAGAGATATCCATCCTCTTTAGAGTCCCAGCGTCACTCAACACTAATTCATCAGTCGATGCTAAACCACTAGTTAGAGCAGTAGCACCTGTGATGTCCGAGACAGAGAAGTTCATGTTATCTACGGCTAGGTCTATTGTACCATCGCTGTCTTGGTATGTTGCCGATATTCTAGTTTCTGTGTTACTACTAAACATAGCCCCAACAATGTCTTGGACTTGTTCATCGGACAATTGAGTGTTAGTGTCACTGAGAGATATTGTCCCACTAGCGTTAGGTAACTGTATGGTTCTGTCAGCGGTTGGGTCTACGATTGTCAGAGTCGTTTCGTAAGCATCTGCTGTTGCCCCTTCAAACACGAAGGCGTTCTGTACATTCACTGCAGTTTGATTGACGGTGGTAGTGGTACCATCCACTTGCAAATTGCCTCGGACTATGACTGTAGTATCATCACCACTATCTCCTATGTATAGCGTGTCGTCACCTGTAAGAGATGCTAGTGCTGTACTGACATTAGACTTATCAGTAACATCTGCCGATGCCTCTATTCCATCTAACTTAGTCTTGAGTGTGGTAGTGAAGTTCTTCTGAGTGAGTCCACCATCTCCTACTGAATAGGTCGTGTTGGTGTCAGTCGCGTTGATGTCAGTGCCGCTAATTGCTAGGTTATTGTTAGGGGTAGCAAACACAATAGCACCTGCTGAGTCATCCCAAATGAGAATCCTATCACCGTTAGGGTCTGAGAGATTCTCTATTCCTAAATGACTTAGATTTACGGTTGCACTACCACTTGTAGCACCACCGCTCAATCCAGTACCTGCGACTACAGCGGTGATATCACCGGAACCCGAACCAAATCCTTGTGCCTCTATGTAATCATATACTGCATTACCTGTAACTAAACCTGCTTCTCCATTGGCAACACCGCCTGAACCATCAGTCGCTACGGCTTTGACAGCAGCAGCGCCTAGACCGAGGTTAGTTCTAGCAGTTCCTGCGTTGGCTAAATCTGACAGGTTGCTGGCTTTCGCCAGTTTAGTACCGATGCTTGTAGTAATAGTTGATGAAAAGGATGCATCATCATTGATTGCGGCAGCCAATTCATTCAATGTGTTCAATGCTCCTGGTGCAGAGTCAACAAGGCCTGCAACTTCCGCGTCCACATATGCCTTGATTGACTGCTGAGATGCAGCGTGTGTTGCAGAGTCAGAAGCCATGTCATCTTCGTCTTTGAGGTCTAGATTGAGTGTCGCAGACCCACTGTTAGCACCACCGGAAAGTCCGGTTCCTGCAACGACAGCCGTGATATCGCCGGAACCTGCACCGAAACCATAGGACTCAATTTTATCTGCAATTGCTGCTGATGTCATCAGGCTAGTATCGTTGTCAGCGAAGGACTCACTACTGAGTTGAATGCTGTTGGCTGCGAACTCCGAGACAGTCAAGCCGGCGACATTGAGAGTAACTCCACCACTGTTACCCCCACCACTCAGACCTGTCCCTGCAGTAACGCCTGTTATGTCGCCTGTGGTGGTTGAGTAACCGTACGACTCAATCTTGTTAGCGATAGCCGCAGATGTCATCAGCGATGTGTCGTTATCTGTAAAACTGGTGGCAATTGTAGTAACGGTAGCACCGCTTCCTATCTTAATACCCGAATTGTTTGCTGTGAGTTTGGTTGAGCCACCTGTATCAAGTGTTATTACATCAGGAGTAAATCTAATTTTTGTATTTGTGTCTCCATCATGTATGATGTCTGTAGCCACTGTCAAGGTACTGACAGAGGGGTCAGTCCCTATGGTGGTGATGAAACCTGAGTCATTGTTGAAAGCAGACAATGGTATCTCAGAGATTAGTTTCCTTCTGTCTGCACCGTTGTCTAGAATAATTAACTCGTCCTCAGAAGAGTTGACTGCTTGTGTCATATCAGTAAGTTCAGATAAATCTACATTGAGTGTCACTCCACCACTGCTACCACCTCCGGACAGCCCAGTACCGGCCGTGATGCCTGTGATGTCTCCTGCATTGCTGGTATAACCAAAAGCCTGTATCTTGTCTTGTATCGCTGCAGCAGTCATCAGCACTGTGTCACTGTCGCTAAAGGACTCGGAACTTGTCTGCAGACTATTAGCAGCCAACTCACTTACTGTAAGCCCTCCCACATTGAATGTCAAAGTCTCATTATTGCTTTGGTCGGTAGTGAAGTTCCCTCCACCAGACAGTCCTGTCCCAGCAGAGAGAGTTATGGTTGCGTCGTTAGCGGCATCAGCAGTTGTCTGTGCAGTACCGTTGACTCTGAGAGTTCCTGTTAGGTTGATATCCCCAGCCACGTCTAATGTGTAACTAGGGGTTGCATCGGCTATACCGACACGGTTGTTTGCCGAGTCTACCTTGAACGTGCTGGTGTCGACAGTGACATCACCCGACACTGCAAGGCTACTCAGTGTGCCCACACTAGTTATCTGAGTCTGAGCAGCAGACACATTCAGAGTAGCGTCTCCACTAGTTGCCCCTCCACTGAGCCCTGTACCTGCCACGACCGATGTGATGTCTCCACTACCAGTGCCGTAACCTTGGGCTGCAATATAATCGAACACAGCATTACCTGTGACTAAACCGGACTCTCCGTTAGAGACTCCACCTGCACCGTCTGTCGCAACAGCCTTCACTGCCGCTGCCCCTAAGCCTAGGTTAGAGCGTGCTCCACTAGCAGAAGTAGAGCCTGTACCTCCTAGTGACACTGGTACTGTGCCTGCCGTGATGGTTTGCCCCGATATAGATAGATAGTTACCGGAGACGGACGCCAATGTGACATCTGTAGAGTTGTCAGTGCCTGCTGCATCTACTCCTAGATTACTACGAGCGGTGGCTGTATTAGTTAAGTCTGAAAGGTTACTGGACTTAGTCAACTTAGTGCCTATTGATGTTGTAATAGTGCTGGAGAAGGAAGCGTCGTCATTGATTGCTGCTGCTAACTCGTTTAGTGTGTTCAAAGCACCAGGCGCTGAATCGACTAAATCGGATACCGATGAATCTACATACGCTTTGATGGATTGTTGTGTGGCTAAGTGACTTGCGGAGTCAGAGGACATATCGTCCTCATCTAGCACCGGCACGACGAGGTCGACCGTGTCATCAGAAGTTTGGTATGTAGCAGTGATGAACGTCTCAGTGTTGCCAGTAAACATAGCACCTGCGAAGTCTTTGACTTGAGCCCCGCTGAGTTGAGTATTGGTATCCGTAGATGCTACAGTGAGAGTGCCAGCACTGTCATCGTATGTCAGAGATACGTTAGAACCAGCAGTCAGTAACCCATCTACATAATCTTCCACCTGTTCCTGAGTGAGTTGTGTATTGGTGTCAGTAGCATTGAGAGTAGTGCCACTGAATGCGAGGTTAGTACCAGCAGTTAGGAACTTCAATGCTCCTGCGCTGTCGTCCCAAAACAGAATCCTGTCTGCATTGGGGTCAGCCAAACTCTCAAAGCCTAGATGACTCAATGATATGGTACCGCTGCTCGTAATGGTACCACCTGTCAGACCAGTACCAGTCGATACACCAGTGACTGTACCTGTAGTTGTGCTATAGCCGAAGGATTGAATCTTATCTTGTATCGCTGCTGATGTCATCAGTGATGTGTCATTATCAACAAAGGACTCTGAACTGGTTTGAAATACATCTGCATGTAATGCACTGAAAGGAATGTTAGCAATGGATAATGTGTCGCCTGTTAGGACTATAGGAGCAGAAACAGCCAAGTTAGTGTTGGCACTGATATCAATAGCAGATAGTGTCGCTAGAGAACCTAGACCAAGATTGGTACGAGCAGTACCAGCATTGGTTAGGTCTGATAGGTTGCTAGCCTTAGCCAACTTAGTACCTATCGAATTAGTGATGGTGGTAGAGAAAGAAGCATCGTCATTGATAGCAGCAGCCAGTTCGTTCAATGTGTCGAGTGCTGCTGGCGCACTAGCCACTAAGCCCGCAACTTCCGTGTCGACGTAAGCCTTGATGGATTGTTGTGTAGCAAGATGTGTTGCGGAGTTAGATGTCATGTCATCCTCGTCCTTGACAGGGACGACGAAGTCCATGTTGTCGTTAGCGTCATCATGGGTGACAGTGATGAAGGTCTTGGTTCCTCCAGTGGCAACAAGGGTTCCAGCGAGGTCTCTAATCTCCTCATCACTGCGTTGAGTGTTGGTGTCAGTAGCAACAAAGTCTAGCGTACCGTCACTGTCTTGGTATGTGACATTGATATTAGTCTCGGTATTGCCTGAAACCATCGCTCCGACTATGTCTTGTATTTCCTCAGTCGTGAAACCTACATTCGTTGTGAACTCTAATGCAGTGCCTCCTGAGTTGACCTTGAGATACTGACCAGCGTTCCCCATCGCGGCTGGTGTATCAGTGAGTGTCACAAAGGACAGGGTACTGATTGCTGCTTGGTAGTCACAACGTAGCCATGTACTGCCTTCGTAGATGAAGGTGGCTCTTTGGTCTGGGGTGAGAGTCGTATTAAGGCCGGTGGAATCGAAGACAATGTTGCCTCCATTTGTTGAAGCGTTGTTGCACACCTCAATGACGTGCCCCTCAGGGAAAAGATATACTGAACCACTCTTTTCGGGATTAAGAGTGACTGTTGCTCCGTTGGCTGGAGCGAATATGAACCACTTATCTCCGTGTGATTTGACTGTGTAAGAGCCTGTACTAACACTACCCGTTGGTGCTGATACACCCTCTGTGAAAAGTCTCTTGCTCACTACAGCAGTCTCTGTGTTCTCTTGACCAGCAAAGAATAGGTCATCCATCATTTTGTTAGAACCGCGGTCGAGACCATTGCCTGGTCCGTAACCTAGGCTGGTCCCCGTCTTCCCCGTTGACATCCATAGTGCACCCACATCAATGCGGCTACTGCCATTTGTAGCACCTCCTAGAGAGCCCGACTCAGAGCCGGAGAATAGAGCATTGAGTTCCGAAGGGCTGTTGACTCCGTGTAGATTACCTCTCTCTATTTGTGATACTTCACTACCATCTGTTACTAGATTACCTGCACTGAGTGGTGTCATGTATATTGGATTGGCTCTAGTGAATGTCCTCTTGTCATTCACCTCTTGAATGTCTACCTTGTGTCCACCTCCTGACGCATTGTAGGAACAACGTACGGTAGCGAGCACTATGACTTGGTCGTTAACGACGCTACCTGTGGTGTCATAATCTATTAGGTATTGGGATGGTAGTTGTGGATATAGACCATCATTAGTCTGTACAGGTGAACCTCCATCAGCGTGTACCTTGGATTGCCCACCTTGAGATGCTACGTATATCGCATACATTGATTGTTCACCAGCAGCACCTAGTGCTGTACCTGTACCGTGAGTACCTATGGTTACAGTCGCCGTACCTCCAGGCCCTCCAGCAAACTCGTACAGTTGCCCGTCAAGTATTGCATATCCTCCTTGGATAGTTAGTGTATGGGTAGAAGCCCTAGTCACTGCACCTGGTTGTGTATTCACTGCGTTACGGGTTGAGCCGTAAGCAGTGTCCTGTAGTCTGAGTATACCGTTTCCTCTCAATCCTTGTAATAGATTGGACAGGGTTGTAGGAGAGAGTGAATCACCATCACGTAGGCCCTCTGCCCCAAGCGTGTTCTGTGCTGCTGTGTGACCTGCTAGTGCATCTACCATCTTTATTTACTCCTTGAAACTCTTGTTAGGCCTATCTGTCTACGCATCTTCGGACGCCTAACCCCGATTTTAGCATGCCGACGATACTTACGCATCTTCTTCTTTCTTTGATTCTTTTGAGATAGACGGCGCACTCTTGCCTGTGCCTGTTTGGCTGGCCTAACAGATATGTATGATTTAGCCATCAATCCAACTCCAATATGAACGAGAATGATATCTCACTCCCTGCATTCTTTGTGAATGGTTCTATCGCCGCCCTGTATATGGGGACGAACTCGTTAGTAGTGGGGTCCTTGTACTGCAGATACACTTCTTGCACACTACTCGCAAATATATGAGTAGCGTCAAATGTACCATCAATTTGCAGACTACTATCATCTATGATTCGTACTGTTGGTGTGATAGAACCTAGGGAGCGGACACCTCCGTCATTGGCTGTAGCCTCTGTACCATCACTACCTATGTGCAATTCATTAACTAGAGTGGCTAGGTGTTCTACTAGTCTGCGTTTGATTGAATTGAGCACCGGCATTACGTTCTCCTCCTTGTTGTTATTCCTTTCACAGTACCTATTTCATGCGACTTGGGGCGTAACAGATGAACGTCACAAGTGCCTGTCGGAATGCTACCACCGGTAGGTGCACGCAAGGTCACGCCTGTGAAGGTTGTGCTGGTCTTGCCTGTATAAGCCACCTGTACAGCCTCAGTGGCGCTTTTTCTCATAGTTAAATTACCAGATGTGGGGAACCCTGTAGTAGACGATACGGTAAGCGTACCGCCACTGTGACTACCTGTGGTACGGACGGTTAGACCAGTGCCTATAGCACCACGAGCGGAAGCGTTGCCAGTGTCATATCCTCTGTGTCCTAGCAGGAAGCCTGAGTGCATCTCATTCCCTGTGTCCAACATGCCAGTCACACCAGTGTATGTTCGTGGTTTCTTCTTACTGATGTAGCGCCTTTCTACTATTCCTCTAACATTGAATCCCACACTCCCTAGGCTGAATTGCTTCTTCTCGTCTATCACGTTACCCGAAGATGCTTTTGATTCTGCATTACCGGCTCGCTGACTTTCACCTGCCCCTAATACCCTCTCTATGCCCGTATCGTATGACATCATAGAGAAATCACTACGACCCTCAGACAAGAGATGTGTGGTCTCGATAATGGCTTGCCTTGTAGATTTGCCATGAGGGTCTTGATAAGTTACCACATCGCCTGGTGCTATGTGTGATTTGAAAGGTAT